AGCGGGGCTAGCTCCGGCCGGCCCTGTCTCTCCGCAGCCTGCAGCAGCACCATCAAAGCCGCCTCCGGCAGCAACCGCTCCCCCACCTGCTCCTTGATGGCATCTTCCAGACTGTCGGTATCCTGAATGTCCAATATCACGTCCCAGATGTGCCGATTGGGCAACAGCGGCCACGGGCCTTCACTCGCCAGGCGGGCCATTTGCATCTTCTGCATCTCATCCTGGGGGGTATTGACCTTCAGCGTCACCCGCAAGGAAGGCAGTCCCACAATCATCGCGGGTTCAAACTCTTCGTCAAACCACTCGCGGTTCTGCCCGTAACCACGAAGCTGCATGGCCCCGTAAGCGCCAGTCGCAAACTGGTCTCCGATATTTCGGCAAATCTGGTAGTAAGCGTTCTCCATCGCCTGCCCCCGTGGCATGATGGGAGCATCCGTAGCCTGTTTTAGCAGATTCACCGCATAGCCACTGAGCTGGAACGCTAGCTGGCCATATGTTGAGTAAGGCAACGCCCCCCGCTGAATCTCCGCCGACACCAGCCCCAGGAATGCCCCGGTGTCCCGGGACATTTCCAGCAGTTCCACAATATTGAATGTGTATCCTTCCGGCAGAGAAAACTGAGACCCTTCCAGGAATGGGTTGGCCGGCAGCTGTTTCGTCCCATCTCCCCCCGTGATATAGAACGCGTGGTCTCGGCTCAACGCCACCAGCTGAAGCATGGTGGAGTAGATCAGGTTCACCTTAGCGTAGATGCGGCGGTTGGCCGCATATATGCTCTCGCCCTGATAGCGAAGGTTGTCCTGACTGGTGCGATTCAAGGACTGGATCAGTGGCAAGTGGCCAACGGCGCCGAAGAAGGACGGCACGCGGCGAAGCGGAGTGTGAGGAGTCGGCGGTTTTGCATATTTCCCGCCCACCACAACGATGTTGTTCTCCTCATCGTACCAGTCGTAAACGTCTACGCCCGGATCGCCGTCCGTAGAGGACAGGTCCCACACTCCAGCACGAAATCCATTAGTCTGTAGCCCCCCTGATGAGTCAACTCCGTAGGCTGCCCAGACGTCGGCTGCCGTCATCTTCGACTTGTGGCAAATCCATTTGAGGCCCTTTGGACCCATGCCACGAAATACATGCAGCGGGTCCCAGGCCGTGATGTCGGGGTATACCTGTCCGGTCACCGGGTCTTGCACCAGGATAGACCTGCCGCAATACCAGCCCCGCAGGTTGATTAAGGATGCCAGGCTATCCTGAAGGCGCGGCTGGCCCAGACCAAGCAAACGTTCGTCGTTGGCCTCCAGGATGCCAATATAGAATCGTTCCGCCGCTGCCTCTCGCTCCCGTTTCTCCCGCCGCGCCCGCGCTGTAGGGATACGCACCTTGAGCTCGCCGGACGCCAGGGCGGAGGTCATTTTACCGAAGTAAGTCAGCGGCTCGTTGCTGGTGTATTCGCGGTAGCCCTTCCCCGCGTCAAACGGTTCCAGCGTCAACAGGTCCCAGTCTTCTTCCATTCGGGCCTGCAAGAGACTGCTGTACCGCTCGGAATCATCCACCAGCGCGGTGATCTGCGCTGGCGTCGGGATGGGCGCCCGTTGCGATCCGCCTGTGGCGGATATTGGCCCCGCTCCGTTGCCGTTGAGCGTTACCAAGTCTTTCTACCCCTCTATCCCTCACTCTTTGGAATTGTCACCGGGATCATCCTAAAATCACGCAATTTATCATCCCAGACATGTATCCAATCAACCGGAAACTCTTTGACAGTCACCTCTTGGCCATTATAATTGTTGCCGTGCCGGTTGGTTTTGTGCCAGGTCCCATCTTTACGTTGTTTCCAGTCTGGAAAGCTTCTAGCTGCCTTGCTGTATGCTAAATCCATGGCACAGTGGGTAGCGTCGTAGGTCGCCATGGCAATCTCAGCGGATGAGAATACGCCTTCGATATTCATGGAATAGTCGGAATAAGCGCCCTCTTCATTGTAAAGGACCCATATCTTCTGAGGCATCACCACGTTCCTCTCCTCATTCGCTCCCGCAAAGGACGCCGCCGCCCCACTCGCTCATCCTCACTCCAGTTACGATGCACCGGCACCAGTTCCGCCATCCCCACCAGCCGCTCCGGCCCAAAGTCGCTCAGCAGATACCTCTCACAGTCCATGAGATGAAAGCGGCTCTTGTTGTCAATCTCTGCAGTGGGCTGGTACATGTCGTCTAGCTTCCTGGAGTAAGATAGCTTTTCGTCCAGATATGGCTTGACATCGTTGAACACAAAAAGCCCGTTCCGTTTGTGCCAGCCATACACCGTGTTGATCCCCACCTCTACTTCTCGTTGCCTCGGCTCCGAGATCGGCCACCCCGCAGCCATGAACGCTTCACGCCATCCGTCCTCCGCGTGAGCCCCACCAACCCGCTTGACTATCGTCTCACCCTGACTCATTGCCTTGAACTTCTGGGCATGATCATACGCGCTCAGACCCCCCGCCAAATATGCGCGATAAACGTATAAAAAGCCCGTTACCGGGTCCTGAGCGTACCACACCGCGGCGGTATTGTTCGGCCCAAAGTCATGCCCCACATACCTGGGCCATTCCTTTGGTAAATTGAACCGCGGGATGCAGCATATGGCTTCGTCAAAGGCATCATATATCATCCCCGCCGGTTTCTCAAATATGCCCCGATACATGAGATTGAACTTCCACCGCGGCAGTGTCTCTTTTGCTCGCTTGTATTCCGCCACCGGAAAGGCCGGATTCATGATGGAGTCGAACTGCACCACTTCGTAGTCTGGGTCCCCAGCCTTCCAGCGATCGTATATCTCCAGCTTGTACCACCCAAACTCGTATAAAGTCGTGCTCATAAACGCCCGCCCTTGCGCTAACGCCAGGCCTCGCTGCACTTCTACCCAGGCATCCCGTTTGAATTGATGCTGTCCTACTTCATCTAGCCACGCCGCCTGTAGGGTGCCCGATGCTAATGACTCCGGATTCGTCGCCGAGCCAACGATAATCCGCTGGGCGGGCGCTCCATGATGCCTCTCATGGGACTCCATCAGTTTTTCCGCCGCTTTCCACTCCCCCCACTTGAATAACGTCTCAAACTCGTACCTTAACTCCGGCAACATCTTCATCCTCAGCAACGGAAATGTCGCCGTGGCCGTTAGATAGTCCCCGATCCCCTTCTCATCCATTTCACGATGTAGCCACACAGGACCAAAACAGGTCTTACCCCCCTGGGCTCCAGCTTGCATCGATGTAAACCGAGCAGCACTTCGCCACACCCGTGTCTGCCCCGGATGCAGGTTCAGCCGTATCTCTCCATCCCCCGTAACTTCACGGAACTGCGGAACTTTGGCCATCAGCCCTACCTGCTTGCCGTATTGGAGGGGGAGGTGCCCAGCGGGGCGGAGCCCAGTGGGGAGTACCCACCGGAGGGCACCCAAATGGGCGGGGCACCCAGCCATACTGGGAGGAGGTCCAGCTGGGAAGGACCAACTCGGGGGCGATCCAGCTTATGGCGTACTCACTCAGGGGATTACCCTCCGGCATCCCGTAGACCTTAGCTGGCCAGAACCTCCGCCTCTCAATTATTAACTTGACATTGAACCATGGTAGCTTCATTTCGCCTCCTATAAGATAATGTTGGGGCTGTGATCCAGCAACTGAAAGTGCCGGCGCGCCCATCCCAGCCTCTTGTACTGCCTCCCACACTCGCATATCCGCATATCGCGGCCTTCGAAACCCCACATCACATAGCGAGCATCATTGTCCATCCTACGAAATATCGCTTCTCCCATGAGCTTGCCTAGGGTTTTATACAACAGGGATGCAGGAGCAGTGATATCCACGGGCTGCGGGGGATATAAGTCTACGATTAGCTCAACTCTAGCCCTTCTGTGGGTCTATGGCTTGCAGAATAACTCTGACTTCATCGGCAATTCGCTTAGCATCCTCGGTTAAGACCGGGAGAGATCCGTATACACCAAATGATGCCCATTTGACTTTCTTTCGCAAGGATTCGCGGCCCGGAGCACGAAGGTAAGTTAGCCACAATTCCTGTATTGCTTCATGTAGCCCGTTTATTGGCCACTTGGGAGCATAATTCGGGCTCAACTGTAATGTGTCCCAACGGATCGTGCTCATGGTTTTGCCATTAAGTATAGCCAAAACCAGTTCATTCCGGTCTAGATACCGCCAATAAAGGCGCTCCCAGCCAGCTCTGGTTGTGTGTATCGGTTCTGTTACTTGCATGAAGCCTCCAAGGAGCTTTTAGGGAGCAAAAACCTGTCTGGGGGTGCCTACCACGCCACGGGCAGTTCCTAAGCCATGCCG